AAATTAGACATATTAGTAATTCCTACATACAACACTCTTACGTTGGGAGTTGCTGATGCTTCTGTCTATCCCACAAACCCACCTGTTGTTTCTGGAGCCACGATTGAAATCAATGTTCCTGGTTTTGGAATAGTTAGTAGACCGTTCAGCGTTAACGACTTTAATATTTTCAACTCTTCAAACTTAGGTATCACTGCACCAGGAGTGGAACAACCTCTTCCTGATGGTGTATATCATTTAAAATATTCTGTAGCCCCTGCATACAAGAACTTCGTAGAGAAGTCTATTATGCGTGTAGAGAGGTTGCAGGAAAAGTTTGATGGTGCTTTTATGAAGCTAGATATGATGGAGTGTGATAGGGCAATCAAGACACAGTCTAAGGTTAACCTCACCTCCATTTATTTCTTTATACAAGGCTCTATTGCTGCAGCCAACAATTGCGCTATAGACGAAGCTATGAAGTTGTATAACCAAGCTGACACTATGCTTGACAATTTCCTTAAGAACAATTGTGGTTGTTACGGAAACAATTATGTTATAAATTTCTATTAATATGGCTAGTTGTGCAAACTGTGGAGCAAAGGTTGGATGCGGATGTCAATTGATAAATGGACTCTGCGCAGCCTGTAATGCTGCAACAAAACAAAGCAAAAAATTCATAAGAAATGTTATCACCCAGGCTTACAAATTGTCCAGAATGCGCTAACATTCCTTCTCTAATTGCAGAGATAGATTGTAAGCTTGCAGAATTAGCTGACAATTTGTACAACAATGTAGTGTATATGTTAAACCAACCTGTTCCTGGTGGAACAATGTTGGACCTCCTAAACTATAGGAGGATTCTTACTTATAAGTATTGCAATCCTAATTATAATGCTGAGTTCACTGTGAACATGATTGCCAGCAGAGTTAAAATTTTAAAATTTAGATAAATGTCTTGTTCAAATTGCTATAACGGTTGTACAGAGATTGTATCTGATCAGTGTGTCAAATATACAGGAATTGATGTTCCCGTTCTGGGAATCAAAACAGGTGATTCCTTGTCATATGTTGAACAGGCACTGGTTGGATTTCTCGTGTCTACACTCAATGGTGAAGGGATTAAACTTGAAATTAATCCTCAAATTCTTTGTGAGATTGTAAGTAAAAACTTGGTGGAATGTGAAGAGCTTTCTCTTCCTAATGTCATTGAGGCCTTGATTAAAGCCATATGTGAACTTAACACAAGACTCACCACTTTGGAAGGAAGATTTAATGCATTAGAAGGACCTTACACAGTAGGGTGTCTTACTGGTGTAACTTCCACATCTGGAACTCATGCCATCCTCCAGGCAGCTATTAATAAGATTTGTGGTCTTGAGGTTGAGCTTGATGCTCTTGCTCTTGATGTAAACACAAACTATGTTAAGCTTGCTGACCTCAATTCTCTTATTGCTGCATATCTGGCTAGTGTTGGAACTAGCACTAAGTTTTTCAATAAAATGATACCTTATGTAGCTGTAGAGTTTTATGGCTCTCTAACAGGTAAGTTTGATGGTACAGGTGCTGGTATAGGTGACTGGGAAAAGATCTACCTTTGTAATGGTCTAAATGGCACTCCTGATAAAAGAGGACGTGTACCTGTAGGTGTTACAACAGGCATGGGTGGAGGACCTTTCAATCCTGCTGTTGATCCTGCGGTTGCTGGTAACCCCAACTACACTTTGCTTGGAACACAGGGTTCTAATACAGTTACCCTCACCCCTACGCAAATACCTGCTCACTCTCACACAGCTACAGCTGTTGTAACTGATCCTGGACACTTACACACTCTTATATACGCACCTGGAAAATCTGATTCAAATGAACCAGGAGCTGTTGCTGATTATATGGATCAAGCTGGTACAAAAAGCGCATCCACTACAACAAACTCAGCAAGCACAGGTATTTCTGTAAATGTGTCGATTGGTTCTACAGGAGGAGGATTACCCCATCCTAATGTTCAACCTGGTCTTGGATGTTATTATATTATGTATATTCCTTAATAGTTTAAACTCTTCATAGAATGATGTTCCTTCCTCAAAATCCTTGTTGCACACCTGCCCCACCCCCATCTCGATGTGGTGGTGGTGCGTATGATCCTTGTACAGCAGCTCCTATACCAACCAATAATGTTTCTTACAGTGGACCCAATCTACCTTGTACAGGAATCCGCACATGTGATAGTGTCACAGTGGCTTTTCAGAAGGTTGATGAAGAAATTTGTGATTTACAAGATCAGATTGACGCTTTGGTGAATGCTCTGAATGCTTGTTGCACAACAACCACTACAACTTCTACATCTACAAGTTCTACCACTACAACCACTACAACAATAGCATGTCCTTCTTGCACATTCTATTCTGTAAGCAATGCAACAATCACCCCTGCCAATATTAACTACTATGCTTGTGGTGGTGTCTTTACAAATGCTGTTGTAGGTGCTTTTGGTACTATTTATGTTTGTGCTTGTACAGGAACCGTTGTAGTTCCACCATTGCCTGGTGTTACATTGACAAACCTTGGAATTTGTCCTACAACTACAACCACTACTAGTAGCTCTTCTACAACTACAACAACCACAACTGCTGTTCCATGTTTCTGTTATACAATTAACAATCCTACAGCAGAAGCTTTGTTTATGACATGGACACGTTGTAGCGATGGAGTGTTGCTTTCACAAAGTGTTGCCCCAGGTGGTACTTTCTACCGTTGTTCTCGCACACCTGTGACAGGAGCAGGACTTACCATAACAGGTGGAGTAGAGCTCTGTGCAACAGACTTTGATTGTATTCCATAATAAAAATCAATAAATAATGACCGTATTAATTACATTAACAATAGCAGGAACTGACACAGGCCCATTTGATCTATATTCGGATGTAGATGGGTTTGTGTCAGCCTTTGAAACTGGGGTGAGTAAAGCGGCTCTACAGGCTGGTTACTCATCCTCCTTAGTTCCAAATGGTACCACTGTTATTAGGGTGAAATCTAATGGTTTGTGTACAAACTACATTGACATCACCATAACTACAACTACAACTACCACTAGCAGTACATCTTCTACTACCACCACTACCACTACATTATGTCCTTGTGTTGAGGGTGTGTTTGTAGAGGTGGCCACTACAGGAACAATCAACTGGGCAGATTGTGAGGGCACTCCGTTCTCAGACACATTCCCAATTGGACCGAATGTCGTGGGTTCTGGTGATTGTATTCAGAGGGATTCAGTAGTAGGTGGAACTGCTATATTCACAATTGAAGGATATGGTGTATGTTGCCCCACCACCACAACCACTACAACAGCTGCTCCTCCTGCATGTATTAATCTCTTAAACGAGACTGGCGGAACAATTACAGTGAACTATACAGATTGTGATGGCAACCCTGTGGTAGGATTTAATGTTGATCCTTTGGTTTCTTTCTGTGCCCTTGAAGGAACAGTTACTGGAACAGGATCTGAGTTTCTAACCATCACGGGTGGTTGCTTCTAGTAATGTTATCAAAATAAGCTCCGTTTGTTGGTTTTCGGGGCTTTCTCCTGGGGGCTTTTAGCCCCTGGGAGTTTTTGTTTATAACCAAGTTTGTTAGCATGGATAACAGAGGTGGTTAAAATAATTTGGAAAATATTAAAAACTTTCATATCTTTACTGCAATTTTAACTAAATCAAACTCTAAATGCCTGAAAATCAATCACTTCTGAACCAGTTAGAGCAAATGCTTCACTGGAAGAAAAGCAAAAAATTCTATGCAGAAAAGCTGCAAATCACTGAGGATGAGGTAGATGAACTGATAAAAGAACTAAGGGGATCTGAAAGTGCAAGGGAAAATGCTGAGGTTGGAAACTATGTAGGAGAACTGGAAGATCAAATCGTTAGGTTTTTTGAGGATGTACAGAAGGGCACTGGTGAGGTGGTCCTTAATAGCAAAGAAGAAATTAAGAGCTTGGACGAGCTTATTGAGAAGTGTAAGATTGATACAGACAAGTGGGAAATAACTAAATACGTTCAGAACTACTGGGGAAATGGAGAAAACCCACATTATCAGGTGAAGGCCTGGTTGGGTAAGAAGAAGAATGAACAAGTGTTTCAAGACTCCTTTATAGAATTCCTCAGTGGATACACTCCTGTTTCTCAGGAGATCATGTCTCCCAAGTTACACATAGACAAGTTTGATGCAGCCCTTGTGATCAATAAGCAGGATGCTCATTACAACAAGTTTGATGTAAACGGAAACAATGATATTCAAGAACGATTTGCTAGAACAGCCTTTAGAGTGGAAACTATTCTAGGTCAAGCCACTCTGGCAAACAATTTGGATAAGGTGATATACATTATTGGATCAGACGAGTTCAATAGTGAGTTTACAGGAACTACAACCAAGGGAACCCCTCAGCAGAATCTTGAGGACTATCATAAGTCATTTGAGACCATCTGTAACCATGAGACATTAATGATCACCCTGTTGCTTAATTATGCCACTAATGTAGATGTGGTGTATGTAGCTGGGAATCACGATGAATATGTAGGATGGCATTTA